CTCATCATATTTATGGTAGCTAATCTAGTCTTTCTAAATGCTTTTGTTTGCTTGTTAAGGTGTTCTTCCTCATCAAGAATTGCTTGTGCTAATCGTTTCCAATTATTATCCATTATTACTCCTCGTTAAATTCATCAACAGTTACAACACCATTAATCTGATTTATTTCATTACATACTTTGTTAAACCTGTGTTCATCAACAGTAACTTTTATGTATGCTATATCAGGCATTATTCCTCCTCACTAAATGCTTGTTTAATTACTTCTGCTGTTTGCTTTACAAAGTCCTTACGCATTTGCTCTACTTTTACTATTATGTTTTTCAAATCAGGTACGCCCACTTGTGATTT